CTTTGTTCATGTATCATTTCATTTTGCATGTTCTCAAGACACCATTTCTTCACCATCAAGGTGTAAGCCCTGTTTAGAAAAGTGTTCCCGAAAGACGTCGCTCGGTTGCCAGTTAACAGCGTACGACATACCATAAACAGGCGTTTGCTTTCTGGATCTTCCATCACTGTCCGCTGATAACATTTGGACAACCAAGCAACAGCACTGCCCATATCACGTTTTGACGCTGTGCTTCCTGTTGCTTTCGATAATATCAGGTGACCAAGTTCTTCTACCAACCAGCTTTGCGCATCTAGTGTGTGATTAACATTAAAGTCGCTGTAATCCCACATTAAACCAACTTCATTGTTCAAAGATTCTAACATCTTCTTGCTTTGACTATATCTTTTAGGTGCCTTATATCCAGCTGAGTACCAGTCATGATGCTTCATGTGCCTTTCAAATTGGTCCAAGACGTAACTATAAATCACATAATGCTCTGTTGCTGTATTCCAAAGAGCTCTATTTTTGCTGATTTCATGTTTGATGCTGCTACGTGAGTGTAACACGGCATCATTCTTATCACTCATTAATTTGTAGAAATCTTTCGCTTCCATTCCCAGCAATGCTCCCCGTTTTGTCATTCTAGTGCGCTCTCCACTAAACAACAATTTAGATCCCGGAGCTGCACCTGTGCTAGCCCAACCTAATCTGTCTTTGTAAAACTCTTCAAATGTATTGATATTAAAGTTGCCATTGAAGACTTCTGCTAAGGATGTTTTGATAGCGATCTTCATTTCGCTCTCCCACCTTTTAGGGTCACTGTAACATGAACCTTTGTTGTCCATTCTCATCCACGCTTGTCCACTTCCCGGTAACATACGCATCATTATTTCATCCATTGGTTCTAACTTATGCATCATTGATCTACCTGCGAGATAATCAAAACCATATAGATTGCCAGCTTGTTTAACACTCAATTTTCCTCCCCATGGTGTTGTTCGTGTAACACGGCATGTTGTATGCACCAGTTTGACTAGCTTAGTCATTGCCGTGTAGTTCAACCGCAAAGGCCACTCTAAATCACACAAATACTCCACCATCTTGCCTGATTCCTCATTAGTACATGCTGCTAGTAACCAACTAGCTACAGCCAAATTCTCCCATTTTGGACGTAATTTCAACAATGTATTCCTAACTTTGTTGAGTATTGCACGTTTCTTCCCGGTTTTCAGACCACGCATCAACGCTTTGAACACTTGTTCAGCAGATAAGGTGACCCCCATACCAGCAGACCCAGTTGTTTTTGGAAATTGTAAATCAAGGTCGTGCCTGCTAGGATCCAATGAAAACTTATTCGCTATCCTCACCACTTCTTTACCCAGCTGACGCCTATCCATGAACCCTTGACTTCCTTCAACTTTGCTAACTGATTGTATATTCATTGCTACGATCATTGGATCATGGTTTTCCCCCACATCATAATCTTCCGTGAAAATTGGATAGTATGAACCAAGTTCTCGTACTGAAATGTACTTATGTTGATGTGGGCCATGTCCCAGTATCACCTTTCCATTTAAATCATGTTTGCTCGCGTATTGTGCAACGAGTTTACCTTGGTATTCATTCAGAGGCCTCCAATCATAGTCGCTCTTTCTCCGTTTAGCTAAGAAAACATGTCCCGGCATGGATATTAGCAAATAAGTGTCATCCGCTTCTTTTCCATGAATGACACTCCTACTTATGCCATCGTATATTGGCAATTTCAAATTCACACTTTCCAAATATTCAACCATCTCATATCCCATATACACCCGTGGTTGTGGCAAAGGATTAACTTCATGCCCGACAAGTCTGCTATATGTAGCTATGGCATACATAAAGCATTCACCTTCTATTGGATTTGTATCGTATCTTACAAAGCCCGCCATTTCATCTAAAGTTGGCACATGGAACCCCCTCACATTGTATCCCTCTGCCTTTAGTATGTCATCAACATCTATGAACACTTTGTGGTGTTGTGTTAAATACGTTTTTCCTCCTGAGCTAGGTATGTTCATCCAACCTATGTGTCCTTCCACACCATAGCTTTCAAAGTTTTCTTCCATATTGAAAGCATCTATAGGATCTTCACCCCATACTAAGCACTGAGGCAAGAGCATATAAACCTCTGCAGGTGTAGGATGAAGCCACAGCCACCTCAAAACGGCTTCAATTTCATTGATCGGTTTCCTGTCTAACTCGAACTCTTTTCTTGCTTCAGAAAACACACCATAATCAAAATCATCCGTTACACTATGAATTGGTGAGACATTTTTATAAAAATGTCGCCCCAACAGAGTGCTCTGCAGGATGCGTTTGACATCTGGTTCATTACTAAGCGCTTTTAAGATTTGGGAACGTCTCCGAGCAGCAGAGATGCATGAAGCGTTCCACACTAGTTTCCCGGCAATACGCCTCCACCACTAAAACCCATGCTATTATTAACATTGCTCACTATAGTATCGCTTGCAACTGGCTGTGCGCTACCAAACTTTTGAATCAATGCTGCCTGTTGAGTTTCAGCTGCGTTGCTATCGTTGAATTTGACAGAACTGTTGAAACCTCCTCCTGAAGCAAAAGTTGTAGTCATTGGTTGTTGGAAAGCACCGTCAACTTGTTTGCGCATTGCTTTGCCGTTAGCTACTGGAACCGTCGCGAGTGGTGGAAAAGCCGTTGTGTCATTGAAATCGATTACCTGAGCACCGTCTGGTACAGCCCTCTTTGTTTCAGGCTCATATGCGAATTTAACACCATCATTGGTGCTAACCGCAACACGTTTGAAACCCGGAACCTTGGTGGTACTGCCACTGTGTTTATTGTTGTTTCGATTGACGACCACTGCAGCACCGTGTTGACGTCCACCTCCGGGCACATGTCTGTGACGCTTGGCTGGTACTTTGGATCTACCGCCAAGTACTATTTTATGGAATGGCGTGCCCGATCCACTGGCTTGTTCGGGCTCGCTTGGTGCTATGACTGCTCCCATAGCATCTATAGGGCTCCAAGTTCCATCATCCATCAACGTGAAGCCCACACTATTGGGTGTGATGGTCGGGTATCCGGCAGATACTGGTCCGGGCGCCAAGACTTTGTTAACGCCGTTTACTTTAAGAGTTGGATCATCCAATTCGAAGATTAGAGCTCCACTCTCATTTTTAAGAGTACCTGATGTTTTGTAGTTCGACTCCGGCACGGTCACCGTAACAGGTACAGGTGTGTCATCTGAAATTGTGTCAAGCTTGACAACTACGTCACGCTCTTCTTGAGTAATTGGCATGTCATTGTATACATCTGGAGCTGTCGGTCGGGTGTTGGTCACGAATGGTGTTATAGTGTCGGGGTCAACAACCTGCGGCCAGGTGACAATCGGTGTCCCATCAGCAGCAACGTCTGGCTCTGGTTCAGCTATAACATCACCCACAATGTGTCCGTCTGAGGAAAAAGTCACTTCAACAGTTGACATTTTGTTCTTCAGCTCATCCCAGGACACAACGTTGCCTCCATCTTTCTGTATTGTTGTGGGGCCACGTGAAGATGAATTACTCGTGCCCGTTTCCACGCCACTTCTATTCGAACTTGCAGCTCCGTGGTTTCTTACATGCACACCCACATTGTGGAATGTATCTATGCTGTTGTACGTATTGCTACCACGGCCTCGGTTTCCATGTACACGCCCGTCTTCGATAGCAAAAGGAGCTGGGACTCTAACATTTGGTGTATCTGTCGGTTCACCATATGGTTTGGCTGGTCCCAATACGGCTTTTTGCAATTTGTCAATCGGTTCAACCGTCATGCCAATTTGATCTCCTGAGTCACTATCAACTAACATCAAAAGGGTGTATTCCGCCACATCGATTTGTGGAGCTTCTACCCATACTGGTGGAACGTAAGAAACAGCTAGGTGTTGCATGCGCTCAGGTAAATTGCACGCATTGTACCATTTACGTTGCGTCGTTGGGTGTGGTCCACCAGCCCTGTTATCGCGTAGGCCCCACTCCTGTACATTCTGCGCTCGATGGTCAAAACTATATTTAGTGTTTGGTGCCATGAAGCTTTCCAACAGGTTTTCAGTTGGGTTACCTACATTGATTTGGTTGGGATGGTAAATTATGTCGGTGTAAGCAGGGGCATTTGGTGGTTGCCACGCATACCTTCTGAATGTATGCCCGAACTGAATCGCTGCGCCATACCCAGCCGCTTCATGATGATAGGTGCCATTTGGAGCACCGTCCACCATTACACCATCCGCCACACCTATGAAGTGTTGTGCATTATACACCATTCCTCCATCCTGCACCCACAGACGCCCCTTAAAAGGCTCAAACGTCCTAGTCAGCTCTACCCAATTAGTTTCGTTGGCTAGCGGTCCAGGCGAAAATTCATCTGGCGCTTTGATGATCGGCCTTGAAGTCGTGCTTGGTAACACTTCATGTTCAGGACATTTCTTCAACAACCAGGCGGAATTATACACACTGTAGAAATAAGGTGATATTCCATCTGCGAAATCACGACTAATGGTCTGACTATGCATTAGAAAAGCGGCTTTAGATGGTGTGAATTCATACATATGTGCCATGGCATTAGCCATCATTGCGTAATATGGGGCAATATTATGATGCCCACGCGAATAGAATAGCCAATCAAAATGCGTTCGCACATACCTATTAGGGTGTGCAGCACCGAGTGTATTAACACGACCCGTAACCGATGATGCATAAGCTGTCCAAGCATGGGCACAACCTAAGGCAAGATTGCGGTAGTAACATATCCACACCACACATTGATTATCCAAGCTTGTAAATCGCATCACCTCATTGGGGACTGGTGCTGGCTTCCTGTATATATCAAAATAAGCTGGTGCTGTATACAAGCTCGGGACACGCCAGCTGGTGTCATTGGAGCCGCCAAAGTGATCCACTAATCTTAGTCCTGCAGCAGCGTTGCCAGGTACTCTGTTGGCCAATTTGGCACCCATACGGTACGACATGACATCCAGTGCTTCAACAGCATCTCGGCCAGCGCCACAACGTATACAAAGGTATTGTATGGCCATCAGGATATCGTATTGACTGTGATCGACTCGACGACTGTTCCTGGCTGACAATTGCGCATTGGTGAACGGTATAGTGTTTTGACCATAATGTAGCACAAATGCATTGTCACCAGAGAAAGCATAGCTGGAAATGTGTGGTGTCATTTCTGCCGTTGCTCCAGCTATTGTGAAGCCCCATCGCCCAGATGCGCCATATTGACAACTGGCGTCTAGCAATACGTCTAACATGCCCATTTCATTCTCGTAGCCCTCTAAGTCAAAAAAGGCTCTCTTGCCATCAACCACTTCACGCCAAACTTCCGGTGTTAATAGATGTTCACCATCTTGAATTACCATAGGCCCAGGTGCAGCTGGGTGTACGTGTATGGGCGCGCGTTGACATTGCACAAAATTGACCTCTGGTATGGGTGGAGGTCTGTTCGCATCTGCGTGTGGTGCAGGGCCTTGCACAGGCAATGTGCCGCCATGCTGCGTGCGCAGAGCTCGCTCAATGTACATTTGCCAAAGCCGCATCATCAGCCGCAAGTACGATGACCCACTAGCGGTGTCATTAGCATATGCTGAATATTTTACCTGCCTGACCATTGATGCAGCTTCCCAACCAAGCACTTGTCTATTGCCCAACGTTCCACCGGAACGATGTTGACTTATGATTGGTTCTACTTGTTTGTTGGCTTCAGCTGTTGCACTATTACCGAATACATACGCTAATGCCACGTTGTCGCTAGAAAATGTCTCGACTCCACGAACGTTACGCATCAAATTCATCTCGTAACTGCTGGGCAAGGCCAAGATCATGTTGTTGGCGCGATCAGCTATTACGCACATGTCAGTGATGGTTTCATGGTTGGTCGACATATTTCTACCATCCTCAACAGGATAAAAACCTTGCAGGTTGTTCACTTCAGACATATATATCCTGTTGTTGTGGTTGGCGATGCGCGGTCGATGTCTGAGTGGTTCAAACATTCCGTGCGCTCCAGAGAAATCATCAACTGTAGACCGTTTGACGATGTGACTACTCGTTGCGCCATACAAATATTGTGTAGGCACAATGAAAGCATTATTAAGGGCGTATTCACGTTGAATTGTCTTGTCAACAACAGAACGCAAATACTTGTCCTTGTTAAATGCACTTGTAAAAACACCAGCAAGAGTTGGGACAGCCACTGTATCTATGTTGCCATTGAGAGCATGCATCAACTTATTGGCCGCTTTGTGATCCAACCAACCTATTTTGCTTTTGACAATGGTCGGTTTGAATTGCAGAGTTTCGAAGTTGATAGCATATTCGAAATCTTCCAGCTTAGTGCTGCGTTCGCGCACTATAGCCAGCTGGTTTCGCATATGCTGCAAAGCCACTTCAACGCGGCCCAATATCTCGCTACGCCTGTGTTTGTCCCATGAACCGATCGCCAGATCACGGACAACGCTGCGCAGCCAAGCTTCATTGGCCCGTTTAGCACGCCATACAGTTTGCGTCACTGCATTTTTGTCTACCACAGCAGTGAGACGTGCTACAGCCGCCACTTGACGTTCATTGATAATACGCTTGCGCGCGGTAACTTTGATACGTCGTAGTTGTGCTTGCTGCGCAGCAAACACCATTCGGTCAAGCTGTGCAGGTGTAGGCCCAACGGTTTTAGCTTCGAGAACCCGTTTTGGCTTGATTCCCAAAATAGCCTGCAACGTTTTAGCGTTGCATACGTTGAGTCCACTATCACAGCGGACCGGGGCGGCAACACCTCGGCGATGTGCCAAGGTGTGTTTTTGTTGGCGCTTAGGGGACACGTATTTTCCATGTCCCGTCTTCCGCGCACAACTTGCGGCTGTGAGAACCTCAGATGCCCAATTTGTTTGGGCACTTTCGGCTGTCACCAGCTGTTTTGCCTGCAATAACAGCAGGCCTGGGTGACCGTTGACTTTATAGCCTTGTTTGTGGCGACGGCCGGCGACACAACGGCAATTAACATATGGCAGGGTTTTTACACCTTCTGCCAACGACATACTCTGGGCGAGCAGAACGCTCGCCCATCTTAAACGGCGCGTGGGGACATACAGCCGCGCCAAGCTGTTTATTGTGCCTGGTACCACGGCCACCAGGCAGGTGGCCAAAATGGGGGCGATCGCCCCGGGGAAAAAGAGAACAGTTGTGGCGAACCACAACACGAACAATGCCAGTAGCATTGAGATAGCAAAGGCCTGGCTGGCACCCTTGCTAAATTTATTGGCCCTAAGGCCCGAACCGCGAACAATACATCCTAATGGCTGGGCGGATGGTGACCACTGGCTCTGGGTACCCGAAGCTAGGCGTGTGGAAATTCTTAAAGAAGCCATCGTTCACTGCATACATGGACGTGTGTGAGATTTTTCCATGTACTCGTGCGGACTCTTTCAGTGGGGCCATCATTTCACGAAGAATAGATTCGGCCACGGTGAAGGTGTTGTCTCTCCACTCAACCATTTCTGATCAAGCACGTTCGAGATGCGTAGATGCGTCTTAGGCACCTGCAGCACACCTCTACGTTAGCTCATCCTTAAGCACTAACGCCAAAACCGAAGTAATGGAGTCGCGATCTGCTCATCGCTTGCACTAGTGGAATCACACCCGGTTGCTACCCGGTTCCCCTCTACCTGGAATCACTGGAGGCTTGCGACCACCCAACCGCTATGGTTGAGCTTGTGAAATAACCTTGATTATGTTGAAAGCACCAGGTTTCAATGCAATGTCGCTTTTCACGCGCTGACATTTAATCGCCGAACAGAGGCGTTGGTTCAATAAGCAACCTCATCCTGGAGGATTAAAATTGGAAGAACAGAAAATCAATTTTAATGCTCCAGGATAATTCACCGAAGAACCTCTCGCACAATGCGAGTGATTGCGAACCCATGGTATTGGGCTCACTATGCACTTTTTATTGCCGCCCCCCACCGCTAGGCCGTTATGGCTTTACTTGTGAGGAGAAAACGCCGATGCCGAGAGAAAACAGCACCGATAAAAAGAGGGCGCCGGTCCTACCTCGTTCTAGAGTAGGTACCAGACGGTGTGTAACTGCCTTGGCGAGCAGCGGAGCCGAGGCCCCATCAGCCATGGACAAATAGCCCGCACACCTCGTGATCCACCCTCGCAACATGGCCCATCTGTGTAGTGTAGGGCGGCCGCCAAGGGCTTCACGAAGAACAGGCGCTAGTCCGCC